TTGAAACTCTCCTCCTAGTTTCATACCTGCTACAGGAAAAGCAGTGTCTTCTGCAAAGCGACCGTGGTAATCTCTTTCTTGGTCTTCATCGTACTTAAATAATTTTTGAAGACTCGGAAGATTTAAGTCTGCAATTTGTTGAACTTGTTCGTCTGTCCAAGTTGAACTACCAGCATTGTCAACAGTTCTTCCAATAAGTTCGTGATAGTTTTGAGAACCCATTCCACTTACACTGTCAACGCCTACGTGTTCATTTGCTGCGTATTGAGCAAGTTCGTATTGCAATGCAGTTCCAGCACCTGCAACGGTCAAAGTAGACCCAAGATAACCAATTGAAAGACTTTCTCCCATTGGTTCATTGAATGAAAGAGCAGCTACAGGGCTGCCATTTTTATCATATGCAACAAAGACATTTTCAGTTATTCCACTAAGTGTATCTGTGACCGCGGCTCTCATTGCATTTAAAGCAGTAGTTAGTTTATCAACTTGCGTTACTTCAGAACTAGTCATTAACTTGCTTGTATATGAATCGTATATTTTATCCATAGTACTAGTAAGATTTGACGCCATTTTTTCTAATTCGTCAGTGTCAAAGCCTGGGTCAAGTAATTTTACTTCTCCTCCAGCAGCACGAAAACTTTCTACTGCATTTGAAATGTAACTTAAGTGAGGAGCAAGTTCTTTATCTTTTGTATCGCCAGATTCTCCAGATGCAAAGCGACCGTGGCTATCGCGTGGTTGGTCTTCTGAATACTTTTTAAGCAATGAAGTAAGAATTTGGATTCCTTCTGGTGTAGACCAAAAAGGAGATACTTCATCTGGGTCAAAATCAATTTTCTTTTTTTGTACTGCAGGAGTCCAAGGCTGAGACTTAAGAATGTCTGGACGCCAAAGACCTGAGTGAAGTATAGACGACACTACAGAATCTCCAGCGTAACCTCATTACCTGTAATGTCTGTGACAATAAGTTCTTGGCCTGGAAGAAGACGACCAGACGGTAAGTACTTGACAATTGCGTATGCTTCAGCAACAGGTTTTGCAGAAGAGAAGACAGTCATTTCTCCATCAGAAACTACGTCTCCAACTTGAAGTATTGCAAGTGCACTTGGGTCAAGTGCTTTGTACGCCACAAATGATTCTTGAGTAGGCGCTACAAACTTTTTCAATGAATTATCTTGCATCATTGTAACCCAAGGACCAAAGTCACCAACTCCAGATGCAACGTATGCTGCTACAGTTTTAATGCCAAGTTCTTTAAGTGCGGTGATTCTGTGGTTTCCATCTGCAACTTCGTATCCTTCAGAAGTCTTCACAACAACTATTGGATGCACTGTGCGGCCGTTTGCGAACTCTTCTTTAATTTCAGCCACTTTATCTTTATCAATGTTATCTGGCTTACGCATAAGAATCAAGTCATCAATATTGAGTTTATTATTAAACGTCCAAGTTGCTTCTTTGACCCATTGAATAGCGCGCTTTTTGTAGTGCGACTTTAAGTAATACCAGGCAGCATCTTCAAGGCTTCCGGTTTCTTTTTTAATTATGCTTGGTTCTTCACTTGCGTAATACGCGTCATTTGTATTTGGTACTCCGTAAAGCATGTCACGTTGAGCCATGCGAGCAGCAGCATCTGGGTTTTCTTCAGCAACAGCAGCAATATCAGCAGCACGAGCATCAATTGCTTGCTGGTCAAATGCTGCTTCTTCTGCTGCTCTTTGAGCGTAAAAGTCTACAGAATCAGTGCTAAATGGATTATCAGCAGTTGTACTTTGGTCGCCTTCTACGTATTCAAGTGTGCAGTTACAATTTGCAGCGCCTTCACAAAACTCTCCAAAGCCTCCATCGCCAGGCCAACAAGGAAGAGTTTCAATTGTGTATTCTTCTCCATCTCTTTCAATGCAAAGAGCGCATGGGTCTTCACCTTCAGCGTTCCAAATAATTGTTGCATTTGGAGAGTTTAAGAAATCTTCACTATCTGCTTCTGTAATATCTCCGCCAAGAAGATTATCAAGAAACATCCCTATGCCAAGTAAGCCAGCAAATAAGTCAACACCGTCGTTAGAAGTATCAGTTGTATCAACAACATCAGTCATCCCCATTGAATCTTCTGGATACATATCATCAAGAGCAGCATAGTCATCAACAGGTTCATCTTGCGCAAATAAATTATCATTTGAGAATGTAAAAGGAGCAGAACTACCTCTTTTACCTAAAGTTGAATTTCCAATTGCTTGGCCAGAAATTACTGCTAAACCAAATCCTTGCTCGTATGCAGGAACTAAAGAACGAACGTAAAGATTTAGTCTATTTGCAATTTTTGCGTCAGATTCTCCACTAATAATGTCTTGAGCAAGACCAGTGAGGTATCCTCTTTGGTTTTCTGCTCTTGCTTCAGCAATTGTTTTAAAGCTAAAAGGAGTTACTGCTGAAACTTTTTCATACATTGAAGATGCGTCTCGAGCTCCTGCATTTAAAGTTGCATGATAGCCATGTTGAAGAATCTTAGTAGAGCCATCAATAAACTTAATCATTCCTATTTGGGGATTGTTTATGTTTGAAGCAAGATGTTGAATTGAATCAAAAACATGAGCAGAGATTTCGTTGATTGTTTCTTTTCTAGTAAGTACTCTTTGTTCGTTTCTAAATGCTGCTTTTCCAATAGCAATTGCAAGTGAAGCGTCTTTACTTTCTTCATACGACTTCTTTATTTTTCCAAGAACAGAAGAAGAAACAAATTCAGTTTTCCAACCATCGAGACTTCGTCCCTTTTTTAGAGTGCGCCGTATTAAGTCGAGCTCACTTGTGACAGCAATTTCTAAAGCTTTAGTTTGTTTTGGATTCTTTTTACTATTGCCATGAAGTGGAGTACTTGTTCCTTTAGCAGGTCGAGTAACAGAAGGAGCTCCTCCACCTACTCCTGCTGGAGTTCCATCAGTCTTAGGCCTGCCACCAATTCCCGGAGTTCCTGCAGAAGAAGCCGGTTTAGGAGCGGGCGCTGGGCCAGATGATTCAGTTCCATCAGTGTTGATGTTTTCAGTCATAGTGACTTGTTGAGGAGCGTTTGCTCCAGCTTCTCCAACTACAGTTTCACCAAGCATAGCATCTGCCACAGATGGGTCAATGGCTCCAAGAGTTGTAAGTCCAGTTGCTGTTGCGTATACAGGGTCACTTGTAAGTGGAAGTCCCCAAGGATTAAGACCCATTTGAGTACGAGCTTCGTCAATTGACAAGATTCCAGTACTAATCATAGTCTTGAAGTTGTCAGCCATTGTCTCTTCATCCTTGCTGTCTTCCATGCCAATCCATACAAATTGCATGTCTTCTTGCATGAAAATATCTTGAAGGATGTGGTCAAAAATAGCATTTTTAAGCCACTGAAGCATTGGTTTAAGAGCTTTGCGTTGGCTAATTTCTTGACTTGCTTTTGCCATCTGGCTTGCAGCACCTGAAGACTGAGAACTTGAGCTTCCACTACTCATTCCAAGTTCCATTGGCATAACATCGTACGCCATACAAATCATTTGAGTAATTGTTTCGTCAAAACCACTTGCCAAGTCAATAGGCTTTTGAGGTTTTGTATCTGAACCACGAGGAAGAACGATAATCTTATGCTTCCATGCTTGGTCTCCAGCAATTGCATTCAAAGTATCTTGCAATTGACGAATCTGTTGAGGAGTGCTAATGTCATCGCCAGGAATAATGAATTGGCCTGGGATAGTTCCTTCACTATAAAAATCAAGTTGAAACTGCTGGCGACGAAGGCCAGTCATTACAGGAATAATTGCTCTTTCAATCCCAGGAAATCCGTAAGGTGTCCAAGAACGACGAGTGTATGGTAAGTATAGAAGTTGGTCAGCACGATACTCATCAACTGGGTCATCCATTTCTTGAATGTCTGATTCAAGAATGATGTCCATCATGTCTACACGAGGAATTCCCCAAAGATATTGTTGGTACGCTACATCAGGAGGACGAGGAGTTCCTCCACGAATGTCAAGCATTGGTCGAATGGTTGTTCCATCAAGTACTTCTAGTGCTGCAAGATTAGAACCTAAAACGCCTTTACCATCAACACGAGGTGGGTGAAGGTAAAGTGCTAAAGCATCAACAACAAAGACATCTTCAAGAACTGCAGACATCCAACCAGAAAAGTCGTGGTAGTTTGGGTCAGGACGTTTAAAGAATTTTAGCGCTTCTAAGCGACGTTCTTGAAAATCATCATGCTTATCTAAATCTCCACGCATGCCGCGTGCAGCGTCATCAGTTGGTGTAATGTCCCAGTCAAGACCAAGGATTTCTTCTTTTCTAACTTGAATGCATGCGCGAACAACTGAATACATGTCTGCGTACGCGCGAAGATTTGCAAATGATACAAGCTTAAGACCTTCTGAGCCAGGTTGACCCATTGGCATGTTCCACGCAATTGGGTATTGCATTCGACGAGGTTCTGGTCTTCCAGAATCTGTCTGCGGAGCATCGATGCCCATTGGCTGAATTGGAGCCATAGGACCAAATGCGCCGGAAAGGAACGTGTCCCACGAACGAGGAAGAGCATTACCATAAGATATGCCAAAGTTCCATTCATTGTATTGAGACATAACGCCACCAGAAGCATAGTTACTTGGAAGTGGGCCAGTTGGTGCTCCCATTCCTCCTTGAGCACCGCCTCTTTGCGCGCCGCCTCTTTGAGCATTAGCTCGGGCTTTTAGCCCCTTTATGACTGAGTCTTCGCTCAAAAAGTCTCAACTATTCTGACTTGTCAGTGGATGAAGGACTCTTCTTCTTTGCAGTTACAACTTTTTCTTCATTTTCTGCAGCAGGTTCAGCAATAACTTCTTTGATAGGCTCAGCAACCGGTTCTGGAGTTGCTACAGGTTCAGGTGTAACTACTTTTGCAGGAGCAGGAACTCCTTTGAGTTCTGCTTCAATTGTGTCTAAAAGATTGCGAAGAACTGGACGCGCCTGGTATAAAGGCGCATCTGCGTCTGCAAGAGCAAGGATTTTTTCAACCTTCTCTTTAATTTCGTGCCACTTACTCATTTACTTCTCCTCGGTCTACTATAGATTCAGGCCATAAAACATTTGTCTTATCCCATACACCGTCTGGCCAAAACTCTATCTCACTTAGAGTGCCTGATGTATGAAAAACCATCTTTTTTATTCTAGGACAAGCTCTTAAATGCGCACCACCGCAGTGAGAACATTGTTGCGCGTTAAACTCATCCCATGTCAAAGATGATTCTACATCATTTTTATTACTCTTTTTTACATCTTTAATTTTTACTAGTCTACTCATCTTTAATCAATCTTCTTTCCGCAATGTGGACATGCATCTCTTCCTTCTTCAAGAAATCCTCGTTTACATCCAAGACATTCAAGAATACCGTAAGCAGCATTCCAGTCCATATGTGAAGGAGCTCCAAAAGAAAGAACAACTGCGTCAGCAAGGTCAGGAGAATTCATTCCTCGTTTTCTCATGTCTTCTTTGCTTTCAATGATAATTCTTCCTCGTGCATCAATCTTAAATTGCATGCTTGCAAGTTCTGAGACTAAGTCTTCATCATCCGGGTCAAGGTCAAGCTCTCCTCGTTCCAAAACTTCTCTAAGATTCCAATACCATTCTGCTCTATTGTTTGCAAATGTTACGTAGTCACGTGGGCGGCCTGATGCAACCATAGAGAACACAGGTTCTCCGTCTTCGGATAATCTGTCATACACTCCACCACCTACTCCTACTGTGTCAATTGCAGCAAGTTCAACATCGTATTTTTTAATGAATCTACGAACATTTGCAGCAGTTTCCATTGTGTCATTTCCGACAGAATTATGAATAATGCGCGCTCTGCCTCCTTGACGAAGAGCAATCACCGTTCTGTCTGACCCAAAGCGAGCAACGTCAACTCCGAGCATTGGTCTTTCATTTTCTTTAAGTTCAACTTCTCTTCGTGTTGCTTCAAAAAGAAGATTAAGAGGTAAAAGAGCAGTAGCACTTTGTTGTGGAAAAAGTCCAAGTACTTTTGATTGCCAGAATGGGTGATTTTCTCCCCACTTCTTTTTCTTTTCTTCTACCCATGTTGGAGAAATAAGAAGGTCTTTTACTTCTTCTGGAACTTCTTCTCCAGTAAAGTTTGGAGAATCAAACGCACTAATACGAATTTTGTTCCAGTCAGTTCCAGGCCTGCAAATCTTAGAAAATTCTGTTGTCGGGTCGTCAGGGTTTCCAATTGCAAGAATTCTAGATGATTCATTAGGAATCAATGTGTCAGCGGCATCCCAAAGAGATTCTGGAATTCCACATGCTTCGTCAAGTACTACAAGCACATATCGTGCGTGAATACCTTGAAAGGCAGTTGGAGAATAGTCACTTGGTTTTCGACCAAAGCCTACAAGTTCTTTTCCAATTTTCCATTCAGTTTCGTTTGTGTACCCAACAAGGTTTCCTTTAGCATGAGCTTTTCCAATTTCTCTCCAAAGAATTGCTCGCACCTGCTGGAATGTTGGAGCAGAAGTTACGACAAATGCTTCACCGGGAGGGTGCGCAGCAATCCACCAGCAAATAAGTCTAGAAGCAATGTATGACTTTCCAACGTCGTGGCAAGATTGAACTGCTGTGCGTCGATTATCTCTAACGGAAATAGCAATTTCTTGCTGCTTACTCCAAGGAGTTTCTCCAAGAACTTCTTTAATCCACACTACTGGGTCAGCAGCAATGTCTCTTTGCTTTTTATCAAATTCAATTCTGTCTGCTGCAATGTCAAATGCAGAAGGTCTAGATTGTTTAGGCGCAACAGCGTTATCAGTGGCCAAGTGCTCTAAGTTCCCGAATTGCAGTTTCTTCTGCTTTTAGTCTTTGCTCATCACTAAGTTCAGCAGAAATAAGAGTTCTACGAATTACGTCAAGAATCATCATTGCTTTTGCTTCTTCGATTCTAGTAAGTCTTTCATCAATGTTTAATCTTGACCATTCAATTAAAAGCTTTCCAGCTCTGTCCATACTTCTTTCGTAAAGAGCTACTTCTGCTCGAAGTTGCTCTCCAGAACGACCTTCATAACGATATTCTCCTCTAAGTTTTGCAACTTGTTCTGCGCAAAAGTCTTTGTAAAGAAGTACTTCACTTACAAGATTTGCAAGTTCTTCTAAAGGATTGTTTACTTTTTTTCCAAGTAATTCATGGAAAGCAACATCTTTTCCATGCACAAGAGAAATCTCAGCAATTGAAGCATTTTCAAGGTGTGTTTGGCAGAATGGGTAACCAGGTATAGAGCGTGTCTTACACCGTCGTCCAGTTGCAGATGTGCGAATACAGATTACATCAACAATTTCTGCATCAATTGGTTCTTCTAAATTGTTTTCATCTGTCATGAAGACATTCTATAATTAACTACAACCACTTGTAGTGCCACACTCAACGCATACGTGGCAAGAGCCGGAAGGTTGCATAAAAGAACCACACTGAGAGCAAAGAGGCATGTTGCTTGTTAAAAACTTTTTAGGTGTTTTACTTTCTTCTTTTTTAATTCTTTCAAACAATTCATGAATTTGATTTTCAGAAGGCCCTTCAATTTTCGGGTCAATTTGGCTACTAATTTTTAATTGTTGTCTTTTATCTGCATCAAGATAGTCAATTGCAAGTCTTTGAAGAACATAGTCTACAATAGAAGAAGCAGTTTTTACTTCTTTATCATTTGTCATGCCAAAAGGTTCAAAGCGAACACTCGAATATTTTTCAATGTAAGACTCAAGAGGAACTCCATACTGAAGACCCAAACTAAGAGCAACAGACCAAGCACCAACAAGTCCTTGTAGTGTTGACCCTTGTTTAGAAACAATGATAGAGACTTCTCCAAGTCTTCCATCTGGGTATTCTCCAGTAGTGATGTATCCTTTCAAATCATCAATCTTAAAAGTGTGAGTGTGTCCAATGCGACGTCGAGGAAGTTTTTCTTGTATCAAGGTGTAAGCAGTATCTTTCTGGGTTACTTTTTTATTTTTTGTATTCATATGTTCGGAGTTAAGAACTAAGTGCACCTTGGTACACAATAGAAACTTCTACCTTTGCATCAAGAGCTTTTGAAATCTTTTCAAGAGTTCTCCATGTAGGCACATGAGTTCCTTTTTCAATTCGACTAATCACTGGTTGCCTTGCTCCAATAATGCGTGCAAGTTCTGATTGAGAAATATCCTTTTGGACTCTCAGTGTTTTGATTTGTTCGCCTATCGCAACTGTTGATTGCATAAGTTCTTCTGTATCTCGTTTTGTCATTATGTAATCTTTCGTCTTGAGATTCGTGGTTTTATCATAACAAGTTTATACACACTAAATTGTTTTTAGTGTACTTTACTGGATAGGCCAAACATACTCAAGGTTGTCTGGTAAGTCTGCTTCAAATAGTGGAGTATAAAAGTCTGGTTGCTTGCGGACAAGATTGCTACGATGGCTTCGGTGTAAGTCTTCGTTGCCAAGCCAAGCAGGCGCAATTTCTGCTGCTGAAGTTCCTTCAGGCAGAGATTTGTAGTACTCAGCAACAAGGGCATTAGATTTTTGTAAGCACGTGTCTTTGTAGCCACGACTAGTCCACTCAGTACAAATTGCATGTTGATAAATGTAAAGAGTTGTGATGTGCCCACGCCACATTTTGACTGCTGGATGACTTTGCCAGCCATAGTCTGGAACGGTAAGAGCACGAAGTACTTGAAATGTTTCGACTCGTTGTTTGCCAAGTCGTTTCATGTCAAGCACTTGCGCGCTTTTGTCAAAGTCTTTGTACGGAAGAAATGTCTGCATATTTACTTTGAGTAGATTTTTACTTGAGATGCCTGAATAATTTTAGCAACTACATCTGCAGTAAAAAGAGTTTTAGAACCATCTTCACCAATAGTTACAATTGGGTACTTGCTACGTGAAGTTGCAATCCCAGCAAAGACGTATTCTTTTTTGTTAACTATGAAGTGAGTGCCAATCAAGCCTGCAGGCAAACCATAGTTTGCGTGAAACCTTTCGTAAGCGCTAACTTCTGGACTTGTAATGTTGACGCCGTTTTCATCAAGTGTTTCGATAACTGACTCAAATGACACTTTGTAGATTTCGCCATACGTAGTGCGAATCTTAGGCGAAGACATCCCGTGCTTAGAAAGAATTTCTTTCACAGCAATTTCAATCTCACTTGTAACTTGCTCAGCAACTTGCTTTGATACATTCATCATGCCCTCCTTAAGAGCGATAAGTACTACAATTAACTATAACACACATGTGCATACCCGTACAATTCTCGGGTGCGTTTTTGTGGGTTTACAACTGGACTCTACGACCAAGCTTTGAAATGGTAACAAAGTCATCAAATGAATACTCAGTACCATTGTAGACTATCCACCCTCGCTTGTGGTCCACAATGACTATTGTGTTTGCATCTGCTGCTTCATTGATGCCAATACCAAATCCTGTGGTACCTTCTAGGTCTCCCTCAAGAAGTTCACAGAAAATGATTCGGTTCAAATAGTCTTCGTCATTCCAGCGTGAGCGGCCTCTGTCAAGTGCATTTGCTACAATGCGTGGCAAGTCACTTCCTGACCAGTGCGTGTAGAAAGAAATCTGGCCTTCTTCACGCTTTTGCTTGATGATGATGTTTCCTCTGTCTCCCATTACTTCTTCCCCTTTGCTTTGTTGTTGTTTTTACGAGTGCACTTGCCGCACACAGGATACTTTGTAAATGCAACAAGTAAATCATTTGACTTACCGCATTGCTCACATTTGTACATGTCATTCATTACTTCATCTCCTTTGTTATTGAGTACGCCAGGATTGCGTATGAAGTGTATGGTTCCCACTCCATAGTTTTAAGCATTTCAAATGGCTCACGAGCAACTGGCCTTGGAAGCCCAGCGTCAGCGTGCAATGCAAGCAATTCTTGACTTGGGTAACCAGTCAACATGTAGGCCCATTCTTCTGGTCCGTCTTCCCATGAGATAACCCATGTGTCCATGTACTGGTAGACGACAGGCTTACTTGCTTTTTCAGACGCAATGCCAGCAAAATACTTAGTGATTGCTGTAGCTATTGACTCAGCTTTTTTCTCTGTTACTTTCATACTAGACGTCCTTCCTGGTACTGAGCTTTGCGCTGCTCCATCATGTTGTTTGTGACTCTGAAGCAAGCTTCGCAACCGCATGAGTCTCGCATTGAGTTGATGATTAGATAAAAATCTTCAACGTTAAACGTGAGTGTTACTTGGTCCATGATTTTCTCCTTTGTAATGGCCTACATGTCTACTATAACATAAATATGCATGATGTATAACACATTTGTACATAATTTTTACAAAGAAATTCCGGGGGAGTCATGGCGAGAAAGGAGGGAAACCACCATGCACTCCCCCGGAAGAGGACTTACCGCATACAGAGAGTAACGAGGCCACCCAATACTCTAAGAACAAGCAACGCGGAAGTCCTGCTTCAAAGTTCTACTTCTAGAACTTCCAAGGAGAACTCCGCATTCCTTGTTGGTTCTATAATAATCCCAGTCTAGAAAAAGTTGTGAGAGTTAATGCGTAATGCTTGAAGCCTCGGCGCATCCAGGGGGGACTACGCCGAGACTTCAAGAAAAATTACTTCTTAGACGCAGGCTTCTTTGCTGCCGTTGATGCCTTTTTAGCAGGTGTCGTTGCTGGAGATGCTTTTGCAGGAGATGTTTTTTCTGGTGCTACCAATTTGTCAATTGCTTCAACAACTTTTTCCTGTGTGTACTCAGGAGCAGCAGGGTGTCCAAGTAGCATTCCTGCTTTTGGAAACTTTTGTTCAATTGCACGCACAACTAAATAGTACACGGCAGAAGAAACAGGTCCTAGCACAGTCATCACTTGCATTGAAGTAACATGAATTCCTGCTTTAATGAGCAATGCAACAATGTATCCAACAACAATTGGCGTAATTGTACGCACTGCACTCTTTGAGTAATTAGACATATGTCTTCTTTCTCTTTGTGCTAAGTCGGAATTGACTTAGACTTCTCTTAGCGAAGCCGTGATGCGGCATGCTGGAGCTCTTGGCGCTTTTCGCGTCGCGCTCTTGCGACAGAAGGCATTCGATTTTTTGGTTTAATTTTAGCCACTCGTTTAATTTCTCGTGATGCACCAAGTGCTGTGACTGCTTTTTTCCATGCTGCATTGTGTCCTTGATTAGGACAAAGCATGTGAGCGAATTCGTGAAGAAGTATTCCTGTTGGTCTTCCTGTTTTTGTGAGGACATCTTTTGGTTCGATGATACAAATCCATCCAAACCAGGGGTCCGTAGTATCGTTGTGCGCGTGACCATGTTGTTCTCGCCAGAGTCTCCATGCTCCGCCGTCGTCAATGCATCCTCCAACATAGACGCCCCATACCAATCCATCTTCGTCGTCAATGCCAAGGTCAGATATTTTGTACGGGTTGCCTGAGACGATTTTCGTCGCCATACTTCCTTCTTTCCTGTGTCATGATTCATGTTCCATAATCATAACACGAAATGACAAAAAAGTTAGTCCGTTTCAACACTTTCTTGTTCAGGAATTGGAGCAATCTCTGGCACTACTTCTTCTACTTCGTCAATTCTCGGAGCAGGAACAAGCTCAGGAGCAGTGCGATTTTGTTTTGCCTGGTCTCCTAGAATCTGTCTACCTCTGAGTGTTGCCCAGAAAGCATTTGGAATATCTGGATTGAATTCTGTCATCGCCAGTTTCTCCTGTCAATTTGAGCAAATGCTTTTTCTCGCTTGATAAAACTTACAAGAAACATTAGGCCCCTGAAACTTGCGTAAACCACAAGTGCAGTGAAATAGAAAATCGCTGCTGTGATTACAGAAAATAGAAAGTTTCTCCAGGTGTGCATGTACTCGTATTTCGCTCGATAAGTAAATGTAACAAATATTGTGAGCAAAAACATAAAGTTTGCTACTTTTATGTACTCTTTGAAGTCATTACGCATTTTGATTCTCCTTTTGTGCTTTTTGCTTGGCCGCGAGCATCTCAAAATACGCATCCCAGCGTTTTCCTGGCTCTCCTTCTTGTACTTCTTCGCTATTCCAATACCTAAGAGCATCTAGATAGTCGTGAAGTAATTTTTCAGTTGATTTTTTCACTGTCTCTCCTTTTCTTGTATTCTCTGCATGTTTCAGAGTTCTTTGCAGAACAAAGTTCGCAACGACATCCCCAGTTGGTGTAAGCATTTTGAGTGCCGTGTTCAAGTTCTGGAAGCAAGCCAAGTTCGCGTTGAAGTTGAATTACTTTTTTCCTGCTTCTTTGGTGCTCATTGTTTGCATCAACACATGGACGACATCTGCATTTGTGATGCATGTACGTGTATCGCACTCCGTGAACTACAGGCTTTGAGTTGTACCTTATCTTGCAATTTTCGTTGCACAGACAGGGGACAAAAGATTCAACACAAATGTCGCAACGACAACCATGTTCTTTGAAGAGCTTTGTGCCGTGCTTAAGAGGTTCTTGACTATTGTTTCTACGTCTTTTCTTGCATCCTGGGTGGCAGTCACAAGGACGAGTTCCTCGTTCTTCAACAGGAACATCTGGAAGCCCCTTGCGAATGCGATTGAGATGATAGCGAGAAGCACGAAGCTCACGAATGTATTCAACGCAAAGTTCGCATCTACAACCATGCCCCTTAGTTTTTGAGTACACGTACATAGTTCCATGCTTGAGAGTCTTATAACCTTCCAAGCGAGTGCAATTAGGATTGCACCCGCAAGGTTTGCGTAGTTTAGTTATCTTAGGCATTGAATATCTGGTCCTCATCTGAGATGTCGCCAGCAGTTACGTAAAAGTAGCAACCGAAGTACAGTGGAGTGAGCGAGCCATCTTCTTCAACGCGATAGCGAGGAGCTTGTCGGTATCCTCCGTTGCCGTTCATGATTTCTTCCATGTCAGCGTGTGGGTTCTTCTCAGTCTCAGTGAAGTACTTCATGACTTGCTTGACAGCAAGTTGAGTAATTCCGATGCCTTTGGCTCCAGAGACGTTGATTGTACCTTGACCTACGCAACTTCTTGAAGTTTCCATGCGGACGCTAAACTTAACGCCTGGAAATTCCTGTTTGAGAAGAGCGCGAACCATAGGCGCGCATTCTCGGATTCGAACCCATTGGCCTGGGTTCACCTGGAATGAATCAATGACATCCAACTTTTCATCTTGCTTCATGTGGCCCTCTTTCATCTGTTTGTCTTCCACAGATATAACTATAACACATAAGTACAAGTAAAGTACTGTACTCTAGAGATTATTTTGTTTTGCGTAGTCTAATAGTCGTTGTACAGAAGATGAAGAGAGACGAGCGCCTGCAGATGTTGTGAGACCTCGCTCAAAAAAGTCTTTTGAGATAGAAGAGAGAGTAGACCCCTGTCTACGAAGTGTTGCTGCTTTCTTTGCATCAACAGGACGAATCTTAGATGGCCTACCCAGAATCTTTCCGTTCTCTTTTGCTTGCGCAAGAGCTTCACGTGTACGTTCTTGAATACGAGAGCGTTCCCATTGAGCAATTGATGCCATGATGCCAACAACAAGGGTACCTTCAGGAGTTGACGTGTCAACACCTAAGTCCAACGCAATGAAGTTCCAGTTTTGTTCTTTGGCCAGCTCAAGCAAGTTTGCGATGTCTCCCATTGAGCGAGCAACTCGGTCAAGCTTGGCCACAACTAATGTGTCTGCCTGTCCAGTAGCGAGCTTTTCAAGAACTTGAGAGAGACCAGGACGAGAGAGTGGAGCGATAGAGCCAGAGACTTTCTCCTTTACAATCTCCATGTCAAGGTTTCGGAAACCAGCCTCAGCCAACAGGCGATTCTCTTGTACTTCTAAAGATAAGTCTTGACGTTGAGTTGATGTTCGTGCGTAGCCAATTGCTTTCATAGCTTCTCTCCACAATCATTGCAGTAATTCCAGTGCTTAAGTCGTAAAAACCTATGACTTTCAGAGCAGTCGTACATTTTTATTTCTTCTTGGACTTTTGTAAGTTCTTGCAAGAACTCTTCTGCAGACATTGGCTCGCTGGCTTCGCCTAAGTCGCCTGTTTCTTCGGGTGTCATGCCATCTCTTTCTCTTCTTCATACAATTGTATGTCATCTTCAAAAAGCTCAGTAGCATTTATAACATACTCATGTTCGCCTCGGCCATCAAACTTTGCAAGGACCAAGTCTCGTGGGATAGTGATTGTATAAATTGCCATATCCTGTCTACCCAAGCGTTCACAGAACCACTTTGCAGTGAGAAGCTCAGAAGTCCAGGACATGCCATCAATGTGGTCTTTGTGAGCACCACGATAGAGAGTGAGAGTCTCTGGAAGTTCGCTGGTATCATGGACAATTCCTTCGTCATCAATGAACCCCTTGAAATCAGGCAGACCAAGCTTGAACATGCATTCCCATGCCCAGTTGTCTCCAACCCGATTAGGCCACTCGCACATTGTCCAAGCGTCAGCAAGACCCTTTGCAATTTCGCTTTGTGGTAAAACATCTAGGTGATGCGATAAGCACCAAGGTAAATCATTACGACCAAGTCGTGCTGATACTTGTGACCAAGTTTTCATCATGCGACATCGTCCCCTTTCATCCTGTCCTGAAACAACTATAACATAAAAATACAAGATGGTAAACACTTAACACACATACGCGTAGAGAATTTTTTTTTTCGGGTCACACATCCTGTCCGGAAACATGTGTAAACACCTATAACACGCGTAGAGCTCCTGCCTCATGTAAATAGGGCTGGAAAATAGAGTGTAGTTATAAGATTTTTTTGGGTTTTTTGAGCAAAGAGTGACTTTTGTTGCATTTTGACTCACTCATCTTGATGTGCATAATGTGAGCACAATTCAACATTGTACCAGAATCCTTGGATTGTTGTACAAAAAATAGGGTCTGACCACATCAAATGCGTGAGACATTCTTTGTCTCACTCTCTTCTGTACAGAAGAGTGGTAGGCCACGTAGAGCTTGGCTCTTCGTGACGCCTACAAGCCCTCACTCCTGAGGGCCAGGCTGGC